TTTCAATCATTCTGCCCAATAGTTCTTTTTCTTCTGGGTCAGATGTCATACCCATCTGTTGTTGTAATACTTCAATAGCTTGTCGTAGTTCCATCATTTTTTCATTAGAAACAGCACTATTGTCATTACCGAACATGGCTTCTTGTAACCTTTGACCCTCTTTCTCTGTAAATTGACCACCTAGAGTTTGCATTTTTGACTGAAGTTTGCCCATTTTCAACCTTTCACCTTCTGCCTGAGTCATCTGTCCTGTCTTTGGCATCTGTCCTGTGACAACCACTTCGTCTATGACTTGTATAGGTTGTGACAGTTGTATGGCATCATCAAATGACATGTTGCCCATGGCATAATTATTCACCACTTCTTCAGGTGCGGTTCTGTCTGTTGTGTTTAAGTAAGAAGTAAAAGCCATAGCTCTTTGTTCTACAGGGCTAATACCTTGTCTAGCACCTTGGTTAGCCATCATCATGTTCATTTCTTGGTCAGACATAACACCAGCTTCCTGTACATCAGTCATACCAGCATTAGGAGTCATAGCAGACATCAACCTTTCACCTTCTGCTTCAGTCATCTGTGCTCCAGTTTCACCTGTCAGACTGTTTATTCTTCTTTGTAGTTCTTCGCTTATAGCCATATTCTTAACCTATTGTAACCTATACTATCACTAGCTTATTGTAGCACCAACTTTACTAATGTCATGTGTACCATTGTTCCAAATCCCATCCATAGACAGGACCTGTTATGTTTACTGTAACATTGCCATCTAAAGTTACTGTCACAGCTCCTACAGAAGCTTTCGCTTCTAAACCAAATTGTGGACCTATTGTTAGATTTACCCACTCGTCACCATCATATACTTGCAACTCTTCTGTTGTGGTATTCCATATAACGTCACCAGCTGTAAAAGAACTAGAGTTACGTTCAACGTCTGTATATTGAGGAGTAGCAGTAGTGTCAAAACGACCTAGATTTAACTCCATAATACGAACCAAGCGATTAAATGTGTCTATAGATACCATTTCGCCTTGTGCTATAGGCAGTCTGGTTTCTAATAGCTTGCCCACTATCTACGACCTGAAGTTTGTACGTCTAAACGTGTAGCACCAAGCCTCCATCTGTAATCTTTACGACTAGCAGTATTGTCATCATCTGACTCAAACCTGAGTACCAACTGCCTACTTCTGGTTCGCAAACTAGAGAAAGTAGATGTAGTTGTTATTTGATTAGTGGAGTCTGTCGTCAAGCTGTCACCATTAAAGTTTCTGCTTTTAACTACTATATTCATGGCTGGTGATGGCACTGTACCTGTTTGTGTATCAAACTTGATATCAGGTATAAGCTTTTTAACAAAAGCAAAGTTCTCGCCATCAGCTATGTCTATGTCTGCTGATTCTATAAAGACACCATCCATAGCGTTTTTATCATCATTAAATCCTGTTTCATGTAAGAACAAACAACTAGTAGAAGAACTTGTGCCTGACGCTATAGGTTTGTTTTCAATACCAGCATCTAGCCAAGCATATCTAACCAAAGAACCTATGCTCCAAGAATTTTCTTCGTAGTTGTAAATAACATAACGTGAAATTTCATTAGTTCCATCTTCTAAGGATGGATAGAAAAACCACACTTCTGAAAATTCAGTATTGGTAGCAACATGACATTTGTAAGCTTGAGATACATCTAAATCAGAGAATACATAGTCTTGCACTGAACAAGGTAATTTTTGTACAGAACCATTGTAAAAATAGAAAGCATTTTTAGACATAAAGAATACACCTGTAGGTGAGTTACCAAATGCTTTAGGTCCTATCAAACCAGCACCTTCGTTAATTAAATTAACTGAAAATACAAGAGGTGGTCCTATAAAGGTCATGCTATACAAACTAGTATCTGTCCACACCAACACTTCTTGTCTTGATTTAAGACCGCCAACTATAAGAGAACCACTAGACAATCTAACATCACCAGCACTGTTTGTGCTCAATGGCTCAAACTCTAAAGCATTTTCAGAGTCACTAAAGGCTATAAGCATAGGGTCTACAGCACCAGTTCTAGCACTACCACTTATAGGGTCAGCTCCTAATACTATTAAATGTCTGTCTGTTTCTGAAGTAATAACCTGTAAACCTACAGTGGGTACTAGATTAGCACCAGATGTGCCTGACAGGCTAACAGCTCTTGTAGACAGGCCATCGTTCTCTACCCATCTGTAAATACTGCCACCTCTAGGATTAATAATTAAATCTTCACCAAAGTTATCATGTGTCCACAGTCTTAATTGCCCAGTATCAGACAACGCATTTGTAGAGCCAAATGTACTAGCAGACCATGTTCCAGAACCCCAACCAGCGGCTTGTACATAAACATCTAAGCCTGAGTTTATTTGGTAGACACCATCAACTCCAGAACCACCATTACCACTGTCACTACTATTCGCTGTTACTGTGTCTCCGCTAGTGTCCTTGGCTGTAAAAGTAAAGGTGTTGGCATTAGCCACACCTGTAATTTGATATTCTTGGTTTAAAACAGCAGCTGTTATTAGACCACCTAGTGAAACAGAACCAGCTATAGTTACAAAGTCACCCACTACTGCTCCATGACTTGAATCAGTTGCTGTAATTAGAGATGAACCATCAGTAGCAGCGAAAGTTATGCCATTGGTAGTTGTAGCTCTTATAGGAGTTATATCGTTGTAACTACCACCATTATCTATGTAGTATTTAGATGTAGTACCAAAACCAAGATAGCGTGAACCACCGAGTGAAATCCAACTGTGTAGTGCTCTAGCTGTGTCAAAAAATACGTTGGAACTTTTCTTAGCCCAACCGCCAATTTTTTCTACACCGCCTTTTCTGAAACGTACTAAATTACCATCGACCCAACCATTTTCATTAGAATAGTTAGTTTCTTCTTTGTTGATTCCCGGCTTAAAATTAAATTTTGTGAGTGGCATCTCTTAACTCTACCATTACTAAAATAAATTTAAGCTATTCTTATGATGGCAGCAGTCGCACTAGCTGCTGGAAAAACGACTGTAAAGTCTCCAGCTGTGCTTGTCTTGTCTCCTCCAAAATCAATAGTAGCCAAAGCTTTGTTTGAGTTTGTTGAGTTGTAAATTAGACAACCTCTAGCAGTCACTGTAGCTGTACCAAATGTCAGGTCAGCAAAATCTACAATAGCTGTAGTACCAGATATTGCCGGTGTCACGTTAGTTAACGCTGCTCCAGCTGCTGTGTAATTTGTACCAGTTACTTCATTGGTGGTTGCGTAGGCTGTTGTGCCAGCTCCCATCGTTGCTGAAGATGTGTATAAAGCTAACTTAATAGAGTCAGCTCCGTTAGTGAGATTGTGTCCTTCAACAAGAATTTCTTGTTTAAAACTTGTGCATATTGCTGATGTTATAGCCATTTCTTAAAGCTCCTTTATTATCCTAGCCATGTCTTCATGACCTTGTTGCCTTAATAAATTCACATATGTCACGTTTTTAGAATTTATTGCGTTCTTAATACTATGTAAGATTACAGTATAAACTTGATTTTGAAAAGCCATAGCCTGTTGTTTTACATGCTCTGGTGCATCCATAGAAATCTCACATATTTTCTTAGTAGCCTGTTCTGCCCAAAACTCAGGGTCGTGACCTTTGTTCTGTGTGGTATGAACATCGACTTTTCCTAATTGTATAAAACTATCTGTCATCCTTTATATGGTTCTGGTGGCTCTTCATCTTTATGTAAAACCAATCCATGTTCTGCTAATTTTTTATCAATATCTTCAAATGGTTCTATTATCCATTTGCCCTCATGTGGAACTGCTACTAATGGTTTATCTAATCTATGAAAACCATACAGTCTGTCTGTTGCTACTACATTAGAATCTAAGATTGTAGATCGTGAGCTTATTCCTACTATTATATCTGCTTCCATACACTTACATATCCAAAATTCTACACAAGCTCTGCCAGCTTCTGCAAAGTGCATGTTTTCTTTGTAAGAAAAATCTATGCCATATAGATCAATAGCACCCACCTTGTTAAATAGAGCAAAAGCAATAGCATAAGCGACTGTATTGTTTAAGTAAGCACAACGAGTAGCGTTACAAACAGCTTCTATAGGATAAACCACAGCACTAGGTACTCTTTCATCTAGTTCACAGGTATATATAGGATAATCTGCTTTTGGTAGTATTCTAGTCAGAGCACTAGTTTGTTTACCAGCGTCATTACTGTCAAAAAATCGACTTGCTGGGTCTAACATAAACATTCTGTCTGTTTGATAAACAGCAGCAGCTGAGTTTATTGTCCAAACTTCATCCCAAGTTTTGCCATTTTCTAAACCTACAGCAAAGTCTACTTGCGATATACCAAGTCCAACTAAGGCAACTCTCTTACCTTCTAATGATTCAATGGGTTGCACTAAGATATGCCAGTGCGTAACTGATCATATCTATATTCATCTCGTGTGCCACGACCTTCTGATAGAGTTTTCATTCTGCCAACTGCCTCCTTAAATCTAGCCTCAAATTGGCCAATGACTTCAGGGGGTTCTTTCAGAAAGATAGCTCCTTCTACTAAACTTCCGTACAACAAAGCATCTGGATAATCAGAACTTAACACTGTTGTACCGCTGTCACTACCACTCGTTAACGAGGCTGGTTTATACAAATAATGTAATTCAATAGTATATGCTGAGTCTGGAACTGGAGCAAGTTCAAAAGAAGTATCATCAAACTGTGAATAATACTTAGGTTGCCCTGTAGCAGATGAAGAAGGTGCATACTCTTTAATAAAAGAAGCATGTTTAAAATCTAAGTAATCGTATGTATTACTGCTAGTGATTGCCAAACTAAAAGGTGCATAGAAATCTGTGGGTGTAGCTAGAAACCTATTACTAGCAGTAAGAGTAGCTGAAACATTTTTTCTTTGATAGGGCAGTTGAACCATATTAAATATGCGATCTTCTGCTTCCTGTATAAATCTAGGCAGTTGTGTTGTAAAAGTAGTTTCAGAGACTTGTAAGTAGTCTTGTACTGCTGTTTTAAGTGTTGCTAGTGTAAAACTCATATGGTTATCGTGACTGTTCCTAAGCTTGCTGTCAATTCAAAAGAAGTCAAGCTAGTGCCTAACTTTCCATCTCCAACATTAGTATAGAGTGTAAAAAAATTGTTTGTGTCACTGCTTTCAATTCTTGCATCTTTTATGGCTTCTGGGTCAACTGGTGAAGGCTTAGGCATAAGTTGTGGATGTTTAGCATCCCATTGATCTTTACCAACCAATAAACCATCCCAAGTCTTTCTTAAATCTTTATGTCTGTATCTAAAACCTGTCAAATCACAGATTCCATAAGCGTTTTTGTTTGATGCAAAAGCCATTATGCGTTGTTATAACTTCTTAAATTAGGCGAGATATGGAATGAGCTTCTTTCTTCGTCTGTGGATAAAGCTCTATCAAACTCTTCTTCATAGATAGCTTTTAGCTGTCCTGTAAGTTGTGGTGCTCTCTTCATAGACATGTAGTACGCAAGACCAGCTGTTAGGCATGGATAAAACCTAAAAGGTAAATCCATTGTATTGGTAGCAGAGTCTGCGTCATCCATTCTAGTCAACACATTCATGTGCAAAGTGTATTTGCTAGATAAATCAGGCACTGGATATACTGTGACTGTAGGAGATAACTGTTTGTTTACAAAATACTGATTAGGTTTACCAGTTGTTGATTTGTTGGTTACATGTGAATACTCAGCTCTGCTTAGTCTACTTAAAGGTATGTCAATCGTTTCAGAACCAGTTGTTTCTCTGATAAAGACATCTAGTACATCTATAGGAGCTGTAGAATTAGTGCTATCTATGTTGTAAGTGGATGTTGACGCTACCATGTCTACTGTCTTTTCTATAACAGTCCATTGGTTTAACCCTCTGTTAGCCCACTCAGCCAACATAATATTTAAGCTTCTAGTTGCACTCTTTAGGTCATAACCAGTGCGTAGCTCTATGCCACATCTTTCAAAAGCTTCTTCTATGTATTCAGCTACATCAGGCTCAAAATTCTTACTGCTACTTGTTGCCATTCTTCTTATCCTCTGGAGCGTATAGATTATCAAATGTTATGTTTGGGTCCATATAACTCTCATGTTGTTCTGCTGAATGTGTCCACTGTGAAGGCATAAAATCAGGAGCTCCTTCACCAACACGCCACAAGGCTGGGTTTGTTGCTCTTACTCTATTGTTGGGTAGAGCCACAAAGTTACCAGTCCAAGCACCAGCTTCTGTTAAATATAACACATGTGACTGTTTATGTTGAGCTGGGTCATCAGCTATCGAGTTATCTGTGTAGTCAACTGTAAACATATACTTACCTGTTACGAACTCTCCTCCTATCTTACATATCCATGGAGATGAGCTTACCCTGTCCATAATAACCACAGAATGGTCATGACTCAAGCAATCCCAAGGTTGAGCTAAGTGATCTTCCATTGGTTCTGGAGAGTTTTCTAATGGAATGTCAGCAACGAGTGCTTGTATAGGCATCCTAGCCCACATAGCACCACCATGTACATTAGGTGCATCTTCCATGTCATCTATCTCACAACCTGTAAAAACCACCTGAAATGACAACGATCTGTCTGGTAATGTGTTAACAGCTATAGCCAAAGCGTGTAGATACTCGCCATGATAGTCTGTATGGTTTGCTGTAAATTCTTTTCTTACCCAGCATTTAAACTGGGGAATGTTTGATATTAAATACGCCACAATATTTAATCCTTATAATTTAGTTAAATCGTATAATCGCCACCTCTAGTAGCTGCACCCATGCCTCTAGCTACACCTTTTCTCTTAACAGGTCCGCCTTTTGCCATGTATTTAGTACCTTTACCTTTAGCCATACCACCTTTTGCCATGTACTTAGTGCCTTTACCTTTGCCTTTAGCAGAACCACCTTTAGCCATATACTTAGTGCCCTTGCCTTTAGCCATGCCACCTTTTTTCATACCTTTAGTACCTTTCATAATTTCTCCTATCTTCTGCCAAACAATCCCATGTTGCCTGTCTTTGATTTACTTATCTTACCACCCCTTGAGGCGAATGTTGAAACATTAGTTGGTTTACCACCAACACCTTGTTTTTTTGATCTTTTTCTAGTCACAGCTGATGCTATTTGTGATTTTGACATACTTGAAGCTTTTGCTGCTGGTACACATTTAGGATATTTTCTCTTAGCATCTGCTTTTTGTTTGGTACGACCACATTTTTTATAGCCACCACCTTTTTTTGGTGAGCCTATATCAACCCAGTCTTCTTTAAACCACTTCGTCAAACTCATACTAGCTTCTCGGCATTTTAGTTTTTTTACGCCTGTCGTTCATCATGGCTCCACAGCCTCTGCCTTGTACCATTACTGAACCACCTTGGTTTAATCTTATAGCTCCACCTGTAGCTTTCTTCTTACCTTTATACTTGCCACCCATTTTTTTATACTCTTTAACCATGTAAGCATTAGCATAAGCTGATGGGTAAACATCGAACTTAGCTTTAGCCTTACTTTTAGCTTTTCTGTATAAACTTGGGTTTGATACGCTTTTAGGTACTTGTGATCTTGATATTGCCATTAGCACTTCCACCTTTTTCTTGCTTGCCTAATTCGTGAGTTAGGGTCATTTTTTGTTTTAGCAGAGCTTTTCTTTAATTGTCCAAGCGACCTTGCACAATAAGACTTACGCCTTTTAGCTGCCTTGCTACCTTTCTTTACTTTGCCTGTTACAGCAGTTTTTAACTTAGAACCGGGATTAGCCTTACGATAAGCAGCAACACCCTTTTTGGTCATTCCAGCACCTTTACCAGTAGGGCGGTAATTACCGCCCTTCCCAGTAGTTTTTTTTATAGGTTCTGCCTTTTTTCTAGGTTTTTTTACAGCCATTCATTAATAATTCTTATTCAAGACCAATATGATCGAATAAGTATCACCACTTGAATGTCCTACAGTTGTTAAATCTATATCACCTGTTACACCACTACCAGCATTATTTGGTATGCCTGTGAACAAGTCATAGTATTCATCTCCTGTACTATCTGCTGGTAAACCAGTTAAAAGAACATTTGTACTAGCGTCAAATTCTAGGTTTACGCCCATGCCTCTTGTAGCCCAATAAATACGAGCTACAGAAACAGAGGTGCAAGCGTCACCACTATTATTTGCTTGTAAAGCTGATACATCAACCTTTTTGACAGCACTTTCTCCTGTGCCATCAGATACATTTGTAAACTTCACGACAGCAATTCTTTGCCCATCCTGAATAGTTTGTGAGGTTACTGCGTCTGCCATTATTTACTCCTAGCTTAAATTCATGTTAATGAGTGAGTATTCAGTATTCGCTGATACGGCCATTACATCACCAATTTCCATTAACACGTTATCTGTTGCTGGAGCAACTCCACCAGCTGTTCCACCTGAACGTACTGCTGCGTTACCTACAACTAAAGTTCCTACAGTTAGCAAAGCTGCTGGTCCTGACATTACTGCCCAACCAAAATAGTCTGCTGTTAAATCAACTACTGTAGCTCCCATAATCGCACCTGTTTCTGTTGCTGGAGCAACAATAAGGTCGTTATTTGGGTCAGCCAATAATGATAGTTGCGAGCTAGTTGTTAAAGCAGTTTTAAGTGCATCGTAACAAGTTATTACTACTGATGGGTCTGATGAATGATCGTGAGCTGGATTAGATTTTACTCTAAGCATTTGCCCTTCACCATTTACGTCATTTACCCAAAGATAACCATTTGCATATTGATTTAAGGTTAAATCAGTTCCACCTGTTTCTACAGAAATAGCTGTTTCACCAGCTGCTACTGCTGCTGTTGCTGTCATGTTTGCGTGGTCAGAAACTATTGCTGGTTGTTGTAAGAGTTTACCAGCTGTTACTGCTGTGCCACCTATTCCAACATAACGATAAACATTATTTCCATAAACCAACTTAGCTCCTAATGGAAATAGTTGTGTTGCACTTTCTGCGTAAGGGTTAGCTGTACCATATTGACTACCGCCTTTACCTACGATTAAATCAGCTGGTCCAAAACCAGTTGCTGCAACATATTGAATATGTCCACCATCATCAGTAAAAATATTACCATCAGCGTTTATTACTAAACCATCAGTAACTGTACCTGTCGATGCAGCTACGTCTATAGTTTTAAAACCACCTTGGGACCTGACTGGTCCACTAAATGTCGAATTTGCCATAATTTCCTCCTTCGGAAATAAGTCTTATCATCTCGGCTTGTCTGCTAGGTCAGTTGATAAAACAATATAAAAAAATCCTAGTAGTAAAATCATACTACTAGGACCTTAAATTAGCAAACTATAGAAGTGTCTTTAGCTCATCGATGCAGCTCTCAGCATCTTTAAAAAGTATGCCTATGCCTCCAGCACCTTTCCATGCGTCTATGTTTTTTTCAGTATCATCTATGAGTATGTAACCTTCTTTTGCAAAAGCAGCTTTCTGCACACCCTTGAAAGTACAAGTTATAACCACATCTTTATCGACATGCTCTCTTATCCATTCTATTTTATCGTTGGCCACTATCTGTCTGTTTTGCATGCCTGTACAGGTGAGTATTTCCCAATAGATCCCTTTGGCCTCACACTCTGTTTTTATGTGTTCCATAAGCTGGTGCATACCGTCAAGCACCGGCAAGTTTCTAAATAAACCATTGTTGCTAAGTTCTATCTTTCTTGAGTCGTAGTCGTGCACATTTACAAACGGCCCGTTTAGATAATTGGGTCCTTCGACCCCTTTTATGAAATCAGCTAGTACACCGTCCATGTCTACAAATATTTTTTTTATCATCCCATCTCCTTTTCAAATTCTGTTTCTTCTAGTTCCCAAGGTCCATAAGTTCCGTTTGTCGTTACCCAATGCCCGATTTCTTTTTTATCGTAAAGATACACGTCTTCTGGATTTATTTTGCCAATCTCGTAATATTCTTCTTTAGGAAATGTAATGTTTGTTTCTGTGTCCAGACACACTTGGTCATTTATCTCTACCCAAGCATGTCCATATTTTTTATCTTTTACATAACCAGTTTTACCTGTTACTAAACCGTGAGCAATTTTTATGTCTTTGCCACCTTTATAAAAAAGCTCTAACCACTTTTTTAAAGATGTTTCAAAACAAGTTCCAGCCACTATGCTGCCTCCTTAATTACGTTCTCAACCTCTTCCCAAGCGATAAAATCGTCTCTTCCATAAAGCAAGTCGCCCGCTAATCTTTTGTATTCGTAGTCGGGGTTATTAGAGACGCCTAAGTTGACCTTGCCTCTAACAAACTCTTCAAGTTTTTCTAACGCCTCGTCTTGTAATCTCCAGTCGTATTTAATAAACAAGAACTTAGTCTGAGGTATGTCCTCTCTCAAGTTGCTGTTTTCGTAAATATCATACATGCCATCGAAGTGACCATATTTATATTTGGCCAACTCCTCTTTCAAGGTTTTGTAAACCTCTGGATCAATTATCTCTTTGATCTCGACATCTACATTGTTACCCATGCTGTATTGTTTGCTTCTTACGCTGGCCTTAATATTTTTCTCTTTTAAGATCTTTCTTATCTCAGCCGCGCATCTTACTACTTCACTTTTATATGCCATCTTTACACCCCCAACATTTTAATTACAGCTTCGATCACAAAGACTAAAGCAAACATGTTAAACAACCCAGCAAGCATGCTCCATTGTTCCAAGAAATTAAGCACTCTTATCATTTTTTTTCTCCTTTATTTATTAATCTCACATATACATAATACACTATTTACACAAATGTGCAACTATATATACAAATAAATATTAATTAATTAAGGCCAAAAAAAAAGGCCCCGAAGGGCCTTTTCTTGAAATACTTGAGTTATAAACGGTATTTCTAATCGTTCTAGTTATGCACCTTGCGATCCATAAATTCCTCTCCAATCAGAGAAACCAAAAGAATAACGCTCACGCGCTTTATATCTAATGTTTCCTGTAGCGAAGTCAGGCTCCATAGAAGTTTCCATACCACTTCTTTGGAACATTTTTAGACCATCGCCTTGATCGGTGACAGAAGTTAAGAGAAAGAAAGCATCTGGATCAGTCAGATAATGATTAACTGAATAACCACCGGGTAGTACCCCTGTGCTTCTTATAGCATTCAGATCATTGTCTGATGTGCCAGTTCTTAAATTAGAATTTAAAATTCTCTCAGCAACGAAAACGAGTTCACTAGGAACAATCATTTTTGTAGCTTGAACAGAAATTGTCAATCCTCTGTCATCTGTGAAACCACTAATGTCGATCAACGCATCTTCTAAAGAAGTTTCGTTAAGATCAGCCATTGATGTCGCTCTGTTAGCAGCTGAACCACCACCTGAAAGTGGGTGATCTGTTGCTATGAGTGATTTACCATCTCCACCAGTAAAACTGGATGAGAAGGCATTGTTTAACACATCAGCACCTTTTACTTCTTTGGTATTAGCCATAGACATTGCTAGTGCTTTTGTATACCTTTTTCCTAAAGAATCATAAAGGTTATCTTCAATCGCTTCTTCTGTTAAAGCAAACGCTAAAGCCACTGTATCGTGGGTGTAACGTGCGCTGTAACTTTCTGATGCGTTGTCGAAGCTAACGCCTTGACCTTCAGTCTTAGTTGGTGCGGAACCGAAACCAGTGATTAACACTTCCTCTTCAAAAGCACGGTTAGAATCTTCTATAGAGAAGATGTCTTCGTACTCTCTGTCGTACTCATCGTAAGATAAGCCAAAGAGGCTGTTTAATCCGGGTTCTAACTCTTTAGCGAGTTGAGCTCTTGATATTGCCATTTTTTACCTACCTTATGCTAGACCAGCACCTTTCTGTCCCATGATGTGGTTTTGAATCACACATAGTACATTGGTGTTAGCTGACGCTACGTCATCGTTATCAGGATCCTGTGAAATATCTAAAGCTTTTAGAGGTAGAGTAGCGGTGGTAGCACCAGTACCTACATCCAATTCAACATTAGATCTTCCAGAGGCTGTGTCGCCAACAGGAGAGTTTTCAACAATGTCAAAGTTTCCAAACAAGTCAGCAACAGGCATTGCTGCGTCTGCTTGTACTTCAAAAACAACATTACTGTCATCAATCACGTTAGCTACTATGTCAGAAGCACTAATGCTTCCGGGATAGTAATTTTTAAATACTTGTTCGCCAGTAGTTGGGTCAGTATAACTGACTCCATTAA